CCACAAACATCTGGGTTCTCTGCAGTTTGCGAGATAAGTATTCACTATACGAACTCATACTTTACTTTATGGTTCTTCTTTTTTTAGTAGTTAAAATCTGCCTTCCTGTGACCGAGATACACTTTGTAGTAAAGTATAATCACCCAGTAGATAATAAGCCACAAAGACAATACGATTGTTGCATTATGACCTCTTCGCAATGCCTCAATGCCAATTAGAGTATTTGCGATCAATGCCATGTAAACAGAGACTAAGTTGAAATCACGTGCTTCCTTTGTTTGAATAATTTGGACGAGTTGCGGAATTGTAGACAATACACTCACTCCAAATGCTATCCATACGAGATTGATTCGCATTGTTATTTCATTCTCAACTAAAAGAAAAAACCGATGAACGTCCTTCGCATTCGTATTCCTCGTGTCGAGTATTGCATGATAGACGATTGTAGACAATACGCGGAAGGGTCGGGGTTATTATGTCGGGATTGTAAATTAAATTTTTTGAAAACTGCATTAGACGCCTGGATGTGTAAGAAAGTGGCGACGACAACACTCACGAGTAAGCCCAAGCTCGTCCATAGCACGCCCCTCAGCGGTTTTTTGAGTTGTTGAGGTCAGGTAAATTAATTCATCTTGCTCTGGACGTCCATCTTGTTTGCGAAAGCGTTTCACCATATCTAGATAAGTTTTCCATTTGCCAGCAATAGGCAAGTTACAAGTGTAGCAACGAACGGGAATTGGGAAATCCATACTCTCTTCTTGTATTGAGATGTCTAGATTCGTTTTTCTTGTCTGCCGAATAACAATAGGAATGAAGTTGAAACTGAAACAAAATACACTCCTGCTTGTTTTACTGGTCGCAGTCGTGTTGATTGGTCTTGGCATCTTGGTTGCAAAGCCTGACGTAAAGATGGCAGCAATCGCAAAAGACATTCAAAAAGACCATTCACGGTTTACTCCAAGCGAAAGTGTGGATGTCGCAATGGCAATGAAGTTGGTGACCCATGAGGCACCTCGTATGTTGAATCCGCCCAAGGAACCGAATGTATTGTTGTTGTTTCCGCCATCTGCAGAAGAACTTGCTAGGCTGACTGGGGAATAATCGTTAGATAGGCTGGGGAATAAGTGAAAAATCACGTATGCCCCTGCCTAGACAGCCAGGAGGAGTGCTGGAACTTGACAAGTCCTTTCCTATATCCTGGATTTAATCGAATGTTGAAAGTTGAAACTTCCAAGTTAAATGTTTATGGTTCATGGTTGTACGTTACGCTTTGTGCTTTCATCATTGAGCGTTTATCCGATGAAACGTGTCGCGAAATTCGCAACAAGCGAATTGTACTTACAACGATGTCGTTCGTTGCCAACGGTCAATTTGCCGTTCATCTAAGCAGGGGCGTGATTTTTCTCTTTAGCACTCAATCATCGTGCGCCCATTTGCCTCGCTCAAGACCCAATCCACATTGGTCTCAAATGAGTCAATCTCTTCTTCCAACACCTTCACATGCGTCGCCAAATCCAACGGATCTACCATTTCCACACGGTTATTCTCGCGAAACGTATTCGTGAGTGCCGTGATGGTCTCTGGATTCGTACGCACATCCTTACCCAATTCAGACGCCAACAATCGCTCCAAGCGACTCGTCAATTGGGCTTGTTCTGACTCGTATTGTGCGCGAACATTCACGAGCTGTTCCTTCATGCTCTCCAGCAAACTCTTCTTGAACTCAATGGAACGCTTGAATTCAATGGCATCTGCAACGCTTCCAGACCAACTTCCAATCTTCACATGCGTCTCTGCATTCGCCTTGACAATCGCACTCTTCAAACGAAGGTAGCGATCGCACAAGTCCGTATACGACTGAAGACTTGCCTTGGCCTTGGTTGCAAACTTTGCCTCGTCAACAGGAGACGTTTTGGACGCAATCTTCATCCATTGAGCGTCATACAATCCATGATCCAACCGCTTCTTCAAGAGTTTCAACTCTGCCAAAGCTTGGGTTACACTCATGGTTGCCATTTCGGTTGTTATACTTCCATCTCTCTTCTCTAAATAATATTCATTTTACAAATAATGTCGCGTTTGAAATTTTGGGTATTGGTATTTTTAGTGACTATGGCATTTTTGGCAACAGGATTGGGAGGTCTCCAAGATATGCTTGGAATCCAATTGCCTATGTCTAAAGAGCATGGATGGAATGATGGCATCTTTTTGATTCTCGTTGCTATCTTAGTTGCACTTACAATCCAGTAGATCCAAATCCACCTCCACCACGCGTATCATTCGCTTTTGGGAGTTGGTCCATGCTATTCACAAACACAATATTACTCCAAGGCAAAAAGTTGTGTTGACAAATCTGAAACAAACGTTGACCGTGTGTAATGTCGTACGGACGCAAAACGTCAACCGCTGCCAATACACTTCCACGATATCCAGAATCAAGGAGTCCGATGCTATTTGCCAATCGCAACGGAGTCTTGGAAATAGAAGACCGAGGAATCAACAAACACGGCATAGGTCTTCCGTTCTCATCTACAGCAGCAACATTAATGCCTGTATCCAAAAAGACAAACCCTTGCTGCAAACTCGTTCCAGGCATCATAATATCAAATCCAGAATCTGTACGACGAGTGACTGCAGTAGCCATATCGTTACGCAATCCTTCATTCTCAACATAGACATACAAGCTCATCTTGTGGTTATTCTGTTCCTCGTCTCTAAACTACCACATCAATTCCAACTCCTGCGCGCTCCAATATTCCGATGTCCCATTGGGTAATTGACGTCGCACCAAGAATGGTAATTTATGTTGTTCGATTTCACGACGCGCAACATTCCAGACAAAGAGTGGATCAGTTGTCTTCAACCCTTCTAAACCAACCAACGGAACGGCACCTTCTGCGAGTTGCTGGGCGCGTGTTGACATCAACGTTGTGAATTCATATTTGGTAAAGTAAGGTTGTGTCTTGCGAGGACGTTTAATTGCTTCTGCAACTTCAGTACGAAAGATAGGCTTAACTTCTGGATGTTCGTCCATTCTATACTTATTCATTCGTTTGAAACTCTTTCATTCGTTTTAAACAAAATGCCAATCCTACCTCCAGCAGCAAGTGATTTTACGGAACTTGTAAAATCTCAAGCAAGTGTCCCAAGTGTCAACACCACAACTGGTCTCAGGTGGAGCCGAAATGTAACTCCGATTCGTTCGCTCGGAAAATTACGCTCAGTCGTTACACAATCCAAGGTCGCGGAAGATTCTGGAAGTCAACCCTTGATTTATAGAGGAATTACGCCGTCAAATACTGTTGTAGCACCGTCTATCACGTATCCTCCAATTACAAGCAATCTAAAGTTATGGGTAGATGCAAGCGTACAAGATTACATGACGTTTGGTTCCAATCGTACATATGGAAATCAAACTTATAAAATTGTGACTGAATTATCTAATATCTACGGAGCAAGTGGAACAACCGTGACAAATTCTAACATTAATCCACCTGTCTTTACATACATGGATACTGCATTCATCTCTAATGCAGAGTTGCCTGCTTGGGTGCAAGCAACAAACAAACCTGCTTTGTATTTTCGTGGTCGCGACAAGTTTGGAAATGTAGATGCGAAATACGATACGATGGAATGGAATCTTGGACTTGCTGGAAAACCAGTAACACTGTTTATGGTCGGTCAAGCCTATGGCGATGGAGCTATTCTTGGATCAAGGGATGGATACTTTCATACATTTTCAATTTATTATGCGTATGCTGGAATTCCAGGATCGCAAACCATTTCCAATACTGCACTTCAATACAGAGTTTCATCGAATAATCCAAAACCTATTCTCTATACCTATGGAAATGATCTAAGCGGAGGTGTCAAATACCATTACTTGAAGTTTAATGGAAATCCGATAGCTTCACGCTTATCTCGAACGGATGTCACAGATAAAGGATTACATAACATGAGTAATCTTCGCATTGGTCGCTGGGATGATTTGACTCCACAATCTACAACATGTATCATTCACGAAGTCTTGAACTATGATACCGTGATGTCTTCCAATGATGTTGTGACAATCGAAAACTATTTGAAGTCTAAATGGGGAATTTCATAAATCCTTTTCCTGAAGTAAAACAATATGCCGAACATCTCTGCGTCCGATTACACTCAATATATCAAGTACAAGGCAGCTCAACTTGCCTATACAAATGGTCCGCCTCGTGCGATTCAAACCGTGGACCAAATCTCTCCCAACATCAACATCCTCAATTCAGTTCTCAAGACGAGTCAGGCATCGTATCTTGTGGATCCGACCAAGACAAACCTAACAGGATTGAACTATGTCCGCGCCCCTGAACCTGAACGTGTCAACAATCCCAATGCTCTGTCAACCTTGTCATGGGCGTCAACCAGTATGGGAACCACGTCTTCCAAGATTCAACAGCCTGGTGGATTACCAGCCAAAAATGTGGTAGGCACCTACACTCGTCTTCCTCAGAATGCAGGATGGATTCAAGGCTCTGGCGCAAATCTGTCTTCTGGACCTGCTCGTTTTTAACAATATAAAGTAAGATGGACCTAATCGAATCAATCGAACCTCATAGCAATCTCTTTAAAGATGAAGGATTTCTTTCTTGGGACGTTGTTCCTTCCACTGCAAAAGAGAAGATAAGAGAACATGTTCGCAAAGAAATCGTAAATCAAAATGTAGAAACTGCAACCGAAGTCTTCGTGCGGGGGTTTCGTGCAATCCTTGAGAAAGAGAAAAAGACTGTGTCCCTAAAATGGGCGGTCTTAGATGTTCTAAAGGAAATGGGAGTCAAACGAAAGTTTAGTCTTCGAACAGATGGAGAGTATTGGATTGTTTCATTTATCTATGATTTAACCTCGTGCTAATTGTTTCCAAGTCGTTCCACACGCAGCACATTGATACAGCCACAAGACTTTGGTGGGATCCAATTTAATTCCCACAATATTGGACGGACCGCCGCGTGTCGTGCATGTTTCATTGGGACACACCATCGTGGTAAAGCGTGGCAGAGTTGGGTCATATTTCAAATACGGATTAATAGAATACTGAACCGACGTATCCTGTTGAAGATCGTGTTCGTAGACAACTGGGTTTTCTTGGGTCACTTCTTCTTCATAGGTACAACTTCTGCATTTCAAATATGCTTTACTTTCGCGCTCCTCGATGGAGTAAAGCATGTTATTACACTGACGACAGAACTTCATGATGCCTTTCTTATCTTTAAGACTTTATCTTTCGTTTTTAAATTCGCGCGTTCAAAACGAAAACTTTGCCAGAAAGTTGTCGCAACAGTATCACACAGGATGACGACACCCCTTGATAAGTTCCTTGATGGCGGCGAATACAAAGGCAAGACCTACGCAGGTCATAATGTTCCGTCTGGAAGTGAGTTCACATTTCGGTGCTTGAAAACAAACAGGGGGTATTCTGTGAATGAGGATGATTTGCCTGATTTCTACCGATTATACTTCAACGACATGCAAAATGGAATTCCTCGGTTTCTCACAGAACGTGCAACGGAAATCGGACAACTTCGTGTTGATCTTGATTTCAAATTTAATGGAAAAGTAGAAGAGCATCTTCACACACAACAGCAAGTGATGGCATTCGTGTCTGCCTATATGGCAGAAGTCAAAAAGTATCTCCAAGTTCCAGCTACAGCAGAAGTCTATGTCTTGGAAAAGGATAGTCCGACATTTGATAGTGCAAAAAAGTTCTCCAAATCAGGAGTTCATATTCAGGTTCCGTCTATTAAGACACATGCAGGAGTAGAACAAGCAATTCGTTTGAATCTCAAGGATCGTATGCCAGAGTTCTTCCCCACACTTGGATTTGAAAAGTGGGATGATGTATACGACAAGCAACCGTTGACACATACCAATAATTGGACTGTGATTGGATCCAAGAAACCAGGTGAAGGTTCCTTGCCGTATCGCATTCGGTATATTCTGGATTGGGATTCCGAAACTGGTGAATTGAGTATTGACGAAGATGTTCCGTCACTTTCAATTGACCTTCTCAGAAAGATGTCAACACGGTCTCGCAAAGAAGAAGAAACTCCGATGACAGAATGGGGACACGAACACGTCCACAAACCCAGTGAACGACGCGTCCAACCAACGGCTTCTTCTCGTGGCCGAAGTGCAACTCGTGAACCGAGTGGCGGCCATGGATCTCGTGGTTCTTCACCTGGTCGTGTTTACGTCCAACCTCTCAGTGAAGAGTTTGAAAAATATGTCAAGGCGCATATTGACAATTTGAAATCTGAGCGATATACCGATTACGCAGAGTGGATTCTGGTCGGTCAATGTCTCAAGAATATCCATCCAGATTTGAATGAAGTCTGGCACGAATTCAGTCACAAGATTGGAAATTCTTATAATTTCAAGGAAACCGAATCCAAGTGGAATTCCTTTGGATTTCGTATTGATGGAGCAAGACTTGGAATTGGAAGCTTGCGTCATTGGTCTGCATTGGATGATTTTGAAGGATTCAAGCGAGTGGAAGAATCCAATGTGGATGCATTGGTTGACAAGTCCACGGAGACTGCAACAGAGAATGATGTCGCACAAGTGATCTTTGCGAAATATCGTGATGAATTCAAATGTGCCAAGTTTGGTGCCAATGAATGGTATCGCTATACAGGTCATATCTGGAAACCGACAGATCGTGGTGTCGCTCTTCAAGTTCGCTTGTCAAAAGACATTGCAGATATCTACTTGAAGAAGGAACGCGAACAGATGGATAATATTGCATCTGTCGGCCAATGCGGTCATGCAAAGGAACCAGACCCAACCTGTGATTGCTGCAAGTATGAAGCAAAGAAGAAGGCATATTCCAATATCCGTTTGAAACTCAAGCGAACTGGATTCAAGGAAAGTGTCATGAAGGAATGTCGTGAGCTGTTCTTGGATGAAGAATTGAGTTTGAAGTTGGATGAATGCAAACACTTGATTGCGTTCAACAATGGTGTGTTTGATACGATGGGAAGTGACGCACAAGATCAAGACGGAAACTATATTCGTCCTTGGTTTCGTCCAGGTCGTGCAGAAGACTACATCAGTTTCTGCACCAATATTGACTACAATCCAGAGATGCGTCACACGGATTTTGAATGCTGGCCTGAAATTGACAAGTTTCTACGAAGCATCCTTCCCAATCCCAAAGTCCGTGATTACTTTCTGAAACATCTTGCAACTTGCTTGTCTGGTGGTAATGAAGCACAAAAGTTCCATATCTTGACTGGGTCTGGTTCAAATGGAAAGTCCATGATTACAAACTTGATGGCAACTGCAATGGGTGATTACACGTGTAAGGCACCCATCTCTCTGTTGACACAAAGCAGAGGTAAATCGGCAAACGCTGCTCCAGAATTGGTTCGTATGCGTGGACGTCGGTTTGTGACGATGCAGGAACCTGACGAACAAGTTCCGTTGAATACTGGATTGATGAAGGAGTTGGCATCGTGTGAAAAGATTACAGCACGTGATTTGTATGCTGGTTCAAAGCAGATGATTGACTTTGAAATTCAAGCACGCTTTCATCTTGCGTGTAATGACAAGCCCAAAGTCAATTCCATGGATGGAGGAACTTGGCGTCGGTTAGTTGTGATTGACTTTCCAATGAAGTTTGTTCCAGAACCGAAACTTCCAAATGAACTCCCAGTGGACGAGACAATCATTAAGAAGGTTGTATCGGAAGAATGGGCGACCTGTTTCATGAACTACCTCATCCATCTCTACAAACAAGGCAATGGTTTCCACAAGCTCGTTCCGCCAGAAGAAGTCATGGCCTATACAAATGATTATAAACAAGAGTCGGATATTCTGGCACGATTTATGGAAGAGTATTGCCATGCCTATCCACAGACTCCTACCGCAACAGATCCAGAAGCGATGGCTCCTGCAGCTGTAACATGGACGGAGGTTGCAAATACCTTCCAAACTTGGAAACGCAACGAAGATGGTCGCGGTTCAACGACTGACTTGAAAAAGAGAATGGAAGCTACATTTGGAAAGTATCCACGAGGTGGTTGGACGTGTTTCCGATTCGGACAAAACTAGATTACTTACGACCTTTACCTTTGCTCTTCTTCCCACCACGACGTGTCTTGCGGCGGCTCTTCTTACCACCTGTTGTAGCAGGAGCAGGAGTTTCTGGGGTGTCAAAGACAGGTGCTGGAGAAGCCTGTTCTGGTTCAGTTGACGAGGAAAACAAATTACCCATTTGTGTGTTAGGTTATACTTTTTTACTCAGCGCGGCGAGCACCGATCTTGGAGAGGAAGTAAGTGCGGAGGAGACCAATACCGAAGACGACCACGATGAATGAGATCACAAGGTCAATCAACGAGGCAACGACGGCACCCACCTTGAAGGTAGCACCTGCAACGGTGACTTGCGCTTCTGTGATACCCTTGCCAGCAGTCAAGGCAGGGGCGACCAAGGGAGCAATGAGACCCTCAGACACAGCCGTGAAAAACTTGGAGACAACCGCACCCAAGTAGATAGCCGCAGTAATGATGATAAGATCCTTTGTATCCAACATTTGTTTGTTCCTTCCCAAAGATTTCTTTTTTAAGGCCATTCAACAATGGATACACGCTTTTGGGGACCGCCTGCGTGGCAATTATTTCATTTGATTGCCTTTCGTTCCGACCATCCTGACGATGTTCTCAATATGATGAAGGATGTCATGCCATGTCGGTTTTGCCGCGAATCTACAACACAGTTTGTAAACGAACACCCCTTGCGCGGCGACCCTGGGAAGTGGCTTTACGAAATTCACAATATGGTGAATGACAAATTACGAACCCAAGCAAAGACAGATCCATCTGTGATTGACCCTGGACCTGATCCGTCATTTGAAGAAGTCAAACAGCGATATGCGAAGATGAAGCCCACACAAGTTCCAGGACGTGATTTCTTATTCGCCATTGCCATCAATTATCCTGATAATCCAGAACCAGACCAAATGGCGGTGCAACGAAACTTTTTACACAAGTTGGCAGAGGTGTATCCGTTTGAGAAACTTCGCCGTGTGTTTGCGAGCTACATTCAACGCAAAGAACCCAATCTCCAAAGTCAGAAAACGTATACGAAATGGATGTATGGACTGTTATCAGAATTGTCAAAAGCAATTGGAGTTCCGATTCGGACGTATCGTGGATATGTGCACCATGTATCGTATTACAAGAGCGGTTGCTCTAAGAAGACGTACCATGGAAAAACATGCAGGCGATTAGAAGGAGGAGGACGAACAAAAACAAGAGATCACACGAAAACACGCAGAATTAGTCATATGAATTTGTTATAAGTTTAGTGCTTGCGACCACCCTTGCGAGACTTCTTGGAAGCCTTGCGAGTCTTGCGACTTGCACGACGACGACCACCACTCAAGGGTTGAGGACTCAAAGACGCACCACCAGTCAATGGCAGAGGCGTCAAAGGAGCACCACCCATCATGGGTTCTTCATCAGCACCACCCTTCTTGTAGGTCTTCTTGGCCATCTTCATGATAGCACCCAAGGACTTACCAGGGTTTGCACGACGGGTCTTGTTCATGTGGGTCATCCAAGAATTACGCTTCTTGCCACCAGACATTGCGGAAACTTCATCAGCCATCTTTTTATTAAACGCGTGAGGTTTTTTCCACGAAGCCAGTAGAACCCGCGGAGTAAAAATTCCATTGACTACCAAGGACATGCTCCACGTTTGTTGCAATTTTGAGATTTCCATCGGGAACAATCATCGTAATAAAATCCTTATTGAATTGTTTGAGGTCTTCAGGATCACGCGAATTCGTGGCTTGTAGAACCGTCAACCGACGTAAGCCAGACTCGTCCCAAGACATATTCACCAAGGGTTCTAATGCAGTTCCCGCAATGTTTCCAGACACCAAAATCAACTTATTTGCCAATGTATCCAACGAAACTTGTTGAAGGTCTTTCTGGGGAATAAGATGTTTACGAACTGTTGTCAAGAGATGTTCCGCAATGCGATCCATGACGATGGTCTTGTCCGTGTGTGGAACGATAGATAGAATAAATGGATCTTTGGAAGGAAATGCATCATTCACAATATCAATACAGACTTGTTCGAAACTAACATTGTCCTCTGCAAAATCGTATCCATCATTCTGCGGTTTCTTGGCAACGACAGGATGGTCTCGTTCATCCGAATAGACATGGACTTCCAACAGACGTTTTCCAGACTGAATAGCCGATGGAATATCTTCATAGACAGACCCAGAAACCAAATAATCACACAAACGTTTGCGAGGTAAAAGACTTGCTGTGGGTGTCAATTCATCTTTCACGAGATAGACAAGCAGTCCTACTAAAAGCAAGGCAATGAGCCACTCCATTACTTAGGAATGCGAAACAATAAATTGCGAAATGCGTTAATCACATCATCAGGAATTCGTTCATTCATGGGAATCTCCATCAAACATGCGTGATGGAAATAAATGCAATACATTCCACATTCCGAATCCTTGTATTGATGGCGTGTCTTGTTGAAGGTTAATTTCATAGGATTGGAATGAACGCCTGTTGCATCCCACTGTTCCTTCCATCGTTTCATAAGTGTTTTGATTTCAGATTCTGGATTCATTGCGTACGAATCAAAGTAGGTCATACGAGGATATTCTAATTCAGGTCGCACATCACAAAAGACAGCAACCCAATGTTGTCCTGGTCCATCATGTGGATCCGTATTAATCACAATTCCAAAGCGTTGTTTTCCTTTTTTGTAGAGTTCATGCAATTTCATAGAACACAAAGAACTGACTAGACATTTGCGTGTTTCATCTTGCAAATCAAAATCAATGGGAACACTTCCAACATAGAAATAGTCTGGAAACAATTCGGTGTAATTCTTTTCAATGGCGTCAATGTCATCCGAAGACAACCATTCGTAGCGATTGACTTTCCATTCTTTCGGTGCTTTGGGTCGTTTCAACAACGAAGACACAATGCACTCCGCACGCCCTGTTTTGCATTTTGCTTGGAGTCGTCCTTTCAAGGCTTCCCATGTTTCTTCTACACCACCTGCTTCAATGGCAGTTTCATTGGGATGTTCCTTGTTGTAGACCTTTCGTAAATTTTCAATTGCTTCTTCATCCAACCACGACATTCCCCTTGTTCAAAACGAATACTTTTAAATGAAGACAGAAATACACTATCATGGATTCCTTAAAACCAGTGTTGCCTCGCTACATTTCCGTCAGCAAGAAACTGAATGAACTCAATGCAGAAGCCGCAAGATTACGCGACGAGAAGAAAAGTCTAGAATTAGACCTTGCTGCTGTCTATGGTACAACGAATGAAGAGTTGCCAAATAAGATTGAACTGACTAGCTCACAAATGATCTTTCAAGTCAAGCGTCCAAATGAATGGAAAAAAGGATGGACGCTTTCCAAAAAGCAACTCACAGAATACTTGGTGGAAATCTTGGGCGAACAACGCGGAAAGGATGTCTTGGAAGGCATCGTCCAGCGTCATGAACCCAAATTAGTTGCAGATGACTTTGGATTTGAACTCAAGTCTATGGCAACAGAGTAAACACAAGACAGAATTCAACAAACGGATATGCCAACT